AACCAGAGGGCTGTATAAATGGCTGCTTTGTATGATTCCATGATCTATCCTTATTCGGTTGGAGTTGATTTATGCAATAACTCGTCTTTCTTCTGGCTAGAGGCAGATGAACCAAAATAGAACGAGATAATGCCAGTCCATGCCGTCCCCAGAGAACCGAGCATGATCATAACCTCATCACCCTTGGTTACCCTTCCAGACATCAGGGCAAACAAAATTCCAAAGAACCCAATGGTCACGATAATGGCCATGACAGGTGGAATCCAAGACTGATTAGCGATCTGCATCTTGCGAGCAGAGTCCCTATCTTGATTCTCAAGTTGGGCAAAGTCCAAGTTCATTTCCTGAGCTTTTGCCTTCAAGGCCAACTCAGCCTGCTGTAAGGCCGCAACCTGATCGCCGTTAAGTTTTCCATTTTCTAAAGTCTTTTGAGCCTCTTCGGGAGATATTCCCAGTTTAGATGAAATAGCTTCTATTGCCATCCCCCCTAATGGGCCAGCCAACGCGCTAACTATGGTTGGACATATTGTTTTGAATACTGGGGACAAATCCATAATGCTTCTCCAACTTTTTGCCAATCTCTACTTAAATTGCTTGCCAGCAAAAAACATCATTGCAGAAACGACAGCAATGCCCATTAGCCAAGCCGCCTTTCGCAGAACATTCTGCCCAATTTCCGCATAAACGATATTCAATGCCTTGCGAGCAGCCTTCTCTGCTATGGCATCCATTTGTTGTTCGGTCAAGTCAGTCATTTTAAACTCCTAGTTGGCCATCATAATGACCCAGTTGGTCCCGTTAGATTGAAGCATGGCAAATTTGCCTGCTGTCGCAGACAATATTGCTGTTCCCGCTGTCGCTGAACCCAACGGAACTACGTTGGATGAAGCGCTTGTCAGCGAATTGTTTGTGATGTTTTTTACAAATAGAATTTGTCCAGAGCATGAAGATGGAGTCAATAAAGTAATGGTGCAATTTGTAGTGCTAATAATTAAAGATGCATCGCTAGCGCTTTGACTGTATGTCGCAGCCGCAATTGTTGATGGAGCCTTTAAGGTCAAAGGGCCGACAATGGTAGTTCCAAGAGCAGCAACCTGACTGGTCGTGACTCTGACGCTAGAGCCATTTTGCACAACAGCAAGGATTTCTGTCCCTGTTAAAGATGTGCCTACTGGCAGATTAGTGTAAGTTGTATTTGACATTTTTAAATCCCAGTTTGAGGTATTTGAGTATAGTTGTAGGGCAGGCCAACATCCGCTGTGGCCACTCTCGTTGAACCAGTATTCAAATTCCCAGCAGGAACTGCCCTATTGGATGTGTAGGTGAATACTGTTGCCGATGGAACTGATGTGACGTTATAGAATCCAGAAGCCTCTTTTGAGGTCAAGCCCTGAATAGAGAACTGCGAATTGACGCTTAAATTATGAGCGGATGAGCAATTTACAGTTATGGCGTTCCCGCCCAACGAAAAAACAGTAATCGTAGGGATGGTGACGTTGTAATGAATTGTGCCGTTCAATGGAGGCACAGCGTTTTGATCTAAATCGGCAGGTACGCCGATTGGTTGTGGGGTCAAGTTCTGACCGTCTTGAGTGATAAGAGCGTTCTGAGACGGTACTGGGATGCCTGTAGTTGGGTCATATACGGTCGGCGCTGACACGGTGAAATTGTCAACAGAAGCGGTATTAAAGTCCTGCACACGAGCGTTAACAATAGGCGTTGGATCCGCTGGGATTACGATAGCCCTTAACTGCTCTTGCGGCGTATCGAGGCAGTCTCTACAGACCAAAATACGGATATTCATCAATGCAGCGCCGCGCCAATCGTACTGCCAACTTAGGTCAACAAAGTTGTATCTGAAGCCGCATCTGTCGCAAATAGCATGAGCCTGCGGATTAGCCGCATTAGTTCTTGCTCTGCCTGCCTGAGATGCGTAACCCATGATTATGGCCTAAAGTAAGAACTGATCATTGGTGAGATGTACTGCTGCGCGGTCTCTATGTTTTGAGCGGCAGCAATAGAGTAGGATTCATCGGCCAATGGTTTGATGAGGGCAACCTTCTCTGGAGCCCAAATCATGGCCAGTCTTTGAGCCAACCCGTAGGCAAAGGCTTCTAAGAAGTAGTATGGGATTTCAATCTGTTGGCCATCCGTGAAGTTTGAGTCTTGAATTTGTCTAACTCGATAGTAGACAAATTGGTTTTGAGTGCCGTCTGGAACAGGCCACAATGTGACGGTGGGAGACAGCAGTCGATCAAACCAGAATGTGGTCGGGAATCCTTGCTGACTAGGGTTTGGATAGGATGCGTATTCTGTTCTGCTGATCGGCAAAATAAGCCGATTGATGGCTGCTGTGCCTTCATTTTGGGTGATGTAGGCATCCAACATCACAATCGTATTGGTTGGGACTTGGTAAGTTGAGCATCCCTGAACCAAATTTATGCACTGTTGATCCACGGTCCAGAGATTAACCCCTTGGCTGCTCCATCTACCCAACATCATATTTGCAGCCATCCGGGCAGACTGCATATGCTCTTGGACTAAAGCTGTCGGCCTTACGCCGCATAGGTTATACGCATAAAGCGTAATCTCGCCTAAGCTTGGCGCAAAGTCATATGTGCCGCTAAGATTTGAATTAGCAGGCAAATTATTGCTATTAACGTATGTAGTAGCCATTACGCCGCCTCAACCTGTTTGGAAATTAACTCCAGATTCCTACGCAGCCGTAGGTCATCTGGGTCTAAGTCAACCGCATCCTGAGCATGCTTCTTGGCCAAATCATACATTTTTAAGTTCCAAGATGCTATAGCCGCGAAGTCATGCGGCTTTGAACCCCAAACACTTGGCTCAATTGTGTAAACCATCTCTTTGTTGGTAATGGACAGGCAGGTAAGAGCAGCCCCGTAGCACTCTGCCCACCTTTGAGTGTTGTAACAAGCCTCAGAAAGCTCGCACCAAGGCTCTCTAGTGTTGGGCGCTTCGGCACAAGCCTTGCGTAACCAGTTCAAAGCGAGGTCATAATTTCCTAATTGGACATAGCATCGAGCAATTGTCCGCATGGCATAGCATCTTTCATTGATCCAAGTCGCTCTAGGCAGGGCAAGATAGCGCTCTGCCTCCCTAATAGCGTCATGCCATTGGGCATGGAACGAAAGCTCACGAGCGTAATAAAAGGCGTTTCTTGGGCAATGCGGATCTTCAATGACGCTTACCCTGAGCAAGTCTAGGTACTGACCTCGACTCTTGGTAGGATCAGGCTTATGGACAACCAAAAGCTTGTCGGTAACCTGCCAATTCTCCTCAATGCGGTCTGGCACGGGGTACTCGTGGCATGGGTGATGCCATCGGTAGCCTTTCCGAGCATGGATCTTCTCGTACAGGAAGACTATCCCACAACCCCAGTCAAAACCGTATCGCATTCGGGTTGTGCCTTCAACCCATGTCTCCTCAATCGCCTGCCGCCATCCTTCTTGCAAGACCTCATCAAGATCGAGGCTTACGCAGACATCGATGTCGGCAGGGAGCATGTGGAGAGCGGCGTTTCTAGCATCGTCAAAGCGCCAAGGGTTGATGTAAATATGGGCTACCTTAGCTCCATTGGCCTCAAGGATTTCTACCGTTCTATCGGTAGACCCGGTATCGGCAACAAAGATAAGATCAGCGTCCTTAGCCGCCTTGCAGAACCTCTCAGCAAACATCTCTTCATTCTTGCTGATGGCATATACCGCGATTTTCAGCTTCTTCTTTTCATTTGAGAACATATAGACTCCAATTTCATTATCAATTTTTGAATAGATAGGATTGCCAAAGTACTGCCGAACTTGGTCATCTGACCAATCATCTTTTATATGCTTTTCGTAGGGATTTCCCTCGTATTCGTCTTGAGGATAATGGCCGATTGGGATGCTAACAATGACGTTTTTAGCGCATTTTTTAAGCTTTTCTATAAGGTCAACCGCTTCTTGAGCGGTCATGTGTTCTAAAACATCGCCTGCAATGGCTAAGTCGTATTGATCGTCAGGACCCCACTCTCTAGCATCCTCAACGATTAGCCTGTCATATAAATCAGAAAGGCCGTATCGAACAACATACGGCCTCCATACTTCTATTCCAGTCAGATGGGAATCAGGAAACATCTTCGCGTATGTTCCCGATCCGCAGCCTACATCAAGAATTGTATCGTGCTTAATGCTCAACACCAAATCCCTGATAAATTGCTTACCAGATTCAGAGCTAAATGGCATATATCAAATTCCTTTAGCTAATAACAAAGCCCATTCCGTTGGGCATAGTAAAAATTCCACTTCCGTCTGTCACTAAAGCAAGATTGGTATACAGAGTTGAATGGACGCAATACCAGTCTTGATCGCCCTGAGCGACACAAGTCATGGCAGACCCTAAAGTATTAAACTCTGGATGTTCAACAAAATTATAAAACCCATTAAAAACATAACCAACAATCACAGGATTATCAGCAGCCGTAATGACCAACTTGCCATTGTAATAAGCACCCAAAGATATTTCCCTTTCGGTCATGGCAAAATTTCGTGTATACCCATCAGGAACTTTGATGTGATAAATATCAATCACATAATTGGTATATGTATCTATAGAAAGACCCGAATCTTCTGTATAGCTATCTACTAATTTCATATCCATTAGCTCACCACTACGGCTGCGCCGTTAGTTAAAAGATTTGCAGCGCCAAATGTTGTTAATGTAAAAGTAAATAAACTATTTCCATACGGATCTACTACTGGACTACCCATCGTTCCAACAAGTTGTGTAGATCCAATTTTAATTGCTTTAATGAATCCAGACTGGTGATTTCCTTGCAAATAAACGCTGTAATAATTAGAAATAGAAGCACCTGAAGAAGAATCGCCTGTTCCTGAAGAACCCCAAATCCCTAAAATTTTTGCGCCATAAACTTGAGGAACTGACGGAGTTGTGACTCCGCTTGCATTAGCTGACTGAATGGTAATTGATCTTCCCGTATAAGTAGTTGCAGAACCAAGAGTAACTGATGTGCTTAAATTATATGTCCCTGTCCCACCTGTTCCTGTGCCAAATGAAGCAATATAGGCATAAGATAAATTCCCTCTGCAAACATAATCTCCTACAGCAATAGTCCCAGAACTAACGGCTGTAACAGTTAAAGTAGTGCTAGAAGAGCTTGCTGTAAAAACCGCCCCTGCCGCAGCAACAGTAGCGATAGATGGGGTCATAGTAGAAGCTCCGCTTGTATACGTCATAAACGTACCAGTCGCAAGTCCTACTGTTTCAGAAAATATAGTTGCATACTGCTCTGATCCTACCTGTGTTCCATTAAATGTGGCGGCTATGGTAGGGCCGCAAATATTCAAAGTGGTAGAACCAGAAGACCAATAAGCGTAAGTGCCATTACCGCCGGGATAAGGATACCCTGTTGGAGCATTGGTTGGATTACCAATAGTATTGCCGTAAATTGCTGGATTCCAATAAGCAGCCACGTTAAAATAAGATGTGCTGCCACCTTTTAAACCATAAGTTCCAGTCATGGCGGCAACGGTTGTAGCGGTAAAGTTGGCTATGCCTCCACTGGTAGCCAAAAGCACATTGAGAATGCCGCTCATTAGGTCAATCCTGCGCCGCTAATCAACCAACTTGTTGAAGTGATTTTAATTGCCGTTGCGATGCCGTTCCTAGCTAACGTGCGCGTTCCTGTAGTTGTGCTATTAGCCAAAGTCATCGTATCCGTTGTGATAGCAATGCTTAAATTGCTTGAATTTACGTTGACAAAAGTAAGTACAGTCCCAACCACATAAGCAACGCTACCATTTGCAGGAATGGTGGCGGTCAATGAGCTTCCATTCATGTAAATCATCTTGCCAGAATCGGCCAATACTGCCGTGTAGCTTGATGTCTGTGAGTTTTCAGGAACATCTAAAAATCCAACTGGATTCGTTCCGTCAGCAGTACAGTTTGACAGATTTCCAGAAGCTGGAGTCCCCAATGCAGGGGTTACTAAAGTTGGGCTAGTCGATAAAACAACGCTGCCTGATCCTGTTGAGGATGTTACTCCTGTACCGCCATTTGCTACTGCTAATGTACCTGCAAGGGTCACAGCGCCAGTAGTTGCGCTTGATGGCGTTAAACCTGTTGAGCCAGCAGAAAATGATGTTACTCCGCTTGATGCTCCTGTAGGACCTGTCCAACCTGTTGGGCCTGTAGGGCCAGCAACGCTTGATGCAGCACCAGTAGGGCCTGTCGGACCAGTCCAGCCTGTTGGACCTGTAGGGCCAGCAACGCTTGATGCAGCCCCAGTAGGACCTGTAGGACCAGTCCAACCTGTAGGACCTGTAGGACCAGTCCAACCTGTAGGACCTGTTGGTCCATTAGAGCCTGTAGGACCAGTCCAACCTGTAGGACCTGTTGGTCCATTAGAGCCTGTAGGTCCAGTCCAACCTGTAGGACCTGTTGGTCCATTAGAGCCTGTAGGTCCAGTCCATCCTGTAGG